CGGGCCACATAGCTGCTGCCAAGGATCGGGGTCTTCATCAGAAGTTCCCTGCGTAGATGTTGAACCGCTGCTTGTTCGCCACGATGCCGTAGGGCAGGCTCATGATGTCGTTCGGGTTGTTGATCCGCTTCAAGTTGCGTTTGCTGGTCATGGCAATGCGCTGAACTTGCGGCGAAGGTTCGACACCGAACTCAGGGGCGATTTCCATCGCCAAGTTGTACGTGAAAGCCCGCATATAACCCGGTGGAAAATGAAGTTCCGTGGTCAGGGCAGCAGGCTGTGTCAGTTCTTGCACCGAGATAAAGTGCCACTCCAAGACCTGCGTTGGCTTGGGGTAGATGAACATCTCGACATCGGGGAATGTCTCGTTGACGAAGATGACCTGCGGGAAAGTGGACGTGGCGGTCTTAACCGCGATGCCGTTGTACTGGTCTTGGTTGATGAACTTGATGCCATACGACACGCCACTGGGAGCGCGGTAGTAGGTGGCGTCATCCATGAGAACAGGGCGATTGCCCACAAAGTCGCCAGTGGGACCAAGGGTGCGGCGAATCTCGCCTGCGGGCCAACTGAAAACTTGATCTTGGGTGGCAAAGACCGACAACCGCTCGGTGTTCCACGAGTCGATCATCTGGTTCATTGCCACAAGGGCGTCTTGGCTGGTTGCGGCTGACGGGGTTTCGCTCTCAGCCAGTACACCAATTAGGCGCAACGCCCGGTTGATTTGATCGCCTGCGGTGTACGTAGCCATGTCAGCTTCCTTCGGATTCGTCGCTTGCCGAAGTCAGAAAAGATGGGACTTCGTTGGGCTGTTCGATGGGTTGTTCGGTCACTTTGCGAGACAACTTGTTGCGCACAGGCTTGTCTGCTTTCGGTGCCACCTCGACGGGCGTGTCAGGATTGTACTCGGTCCAACCGTTTTTGACATCCATCTCCATCTCAAGTTCGTTGATGGCAACTTTGGCACCGTGAATGGGGTGTACGAGGACTACGTTCATGCAAATCTCCATGTGAAAACGGGGCCGAAGCCCCGTTTCGTTTACCGATCAGTGATTAACCAATGCGGTAGGCGACAAACGTGTTGTCAGCGACCTTGCGGAAGCGGAACAACGCGCTGGAAGTCACTGCGATAGCGGTGACAGCGTTGCCACCATCGGTCACGCCGGTGCTCACAGCCAGCGTCACAGCGCCAGAGGAAGTACCGATGTTGATGATGGACAGGTCGAACGTGCTGCCAACGGTGGCGTTGGGAACAGCGGCGTCGATCAAAGCACCAGTGGGCAGAGTGTAGGTAGCAGCGGAGGTGCCGGGGTTGGCGACCAGCATACCACCCACGATCTGAGCAGCGGTCAGAGTTGCAGTAGAAGTTGCGGTTTGCGGGGCAGCGTATGCACCCATGATGGTTTCGGCACGGTTGCCGGGACCGACTTGATAACCGCCTGCGCCGTTAGGGAGAGCCATGATGATTTCCTTTGAAAATGATGTTCAGAAAAGAGGGGCCGAAGCCCCTCGGTTCAGATTAGCCCCACACGCGGCAGGCCATCTGCGGACGGATCGTGTTGTAGCCGTACAGAACGTCAACACGGCAGGGCATCCGGTCGTTGTTGATGTCGTACTGGCGAACCACACGCAGGCTGATGCCGTTGTGAACGGCACGGCTGGCCATGTCCACACCTTGCGGCAGGAGCAGGTCGGCGGTGGCGAACGCAATCGCGTCACGATGGTAGGCGATGTTCTGAGCGTAGGTCGTCGAAGCAGCACCCACGAACACCACGGCCTTGCCGCTCTGAGGCAGCACGTCCACGGTAGCCAGAGCGTTGCCAGCCGAGTAGATCGGAGCAACGGTGATGTTGCCAGCACCAGAGCCGTTCAGGGTCGTCTCAGCAGTAGCGACGAACTGGAACAGCGAACCGGTGGACTCACGGGTCTGGGGGTTGACGGCGAAGCAGTCAGCCACGGTGAACACGTCACCGATGCGGACGATGCCGTTGTTGCCAGCGCCGGTGACAGCGATGGTGGTAGCGCCCTCAGCGGTCACAGCAGCCGACAGAGTACCGCCAGTGGCAGCACGCGAACCGGTCGTGAACGACTTGATCGACTGGCTCATGTTGACTTCATCGTAGCCCAGAACCTGCTCACCCATCATGCCGTTCTTGAACTGGCGGGAGATCACGTCTTGGGGGTTGAAGAAGCCGGACAGGCCGTTGACCAGCGCAGCGTTGGCGGCGGGGTTCACGGTCAGGTAGCGCGGCGACATGGTGGCTGCGTTTTCGTTCAGTTTCTGCTGGGCTTGCAGCATGACCAAAGCGGAAGCGGGCGTTGTGCCGGGGGTGCCGACGGAGTTGCCGATCTGGCGGAAAGCGTTGGCAACGTCAGCGTCCACGGTGGAGGCCAATTGGCTGATACGAGGCTTCAGAACACGCTCTGCGAAGTCGTCCAACTGCATGGTCAGTTCGGCAGAGGTGAAGTTGATGCCAACGTGCTTCTGCGAGGCCACAGTCAGGGTGGTGTACTGCTCGTTGTCGTCCTGAGCTTGCAGGGCGGCACCGTCGGTCACCAGAGCGCGGTCGGGCAGGCGGATACGCAGGGTAGAACCGATCTTTGCACCTTCAACAGCGAAGCTGTCGTCGTACTGGCGGTTCACGTTGCGGGTGATCACGAGGTTGTTCTCCAGAATTTCCAGAGATTTGCGCGTGATCATGTCAATGGTAAGAAGGCTGTTTGCCATGATTTAGAGTCCTATTTAACGATTGCGGAGTGCCTGTGCTTTGGCGATTTGTCGTTGACGCTCGGCTGCAATCCACTCCGATGCACTCATGGTCTGTACAGACCGAGGATCGGTGGTGTCAGTGACACCGGGGTTCACAGCGCGGGCGCTTACCGGACTGATCGGTGCGGGCGCAGACGTTGTTTTTTTCTGGGGAGGCTCGGCACCAAGTTTGGCTTCGATCTTCCCAATCTCACGCGCTTGCAGAAGTGGCGACAGACGCGAGATGCGATCAGCTTCTTTTGGATTGCTGCCCAGCCAATAGGCCAAATCAGGTCCAAGGTCGGAGGCTTTGATTGTTTCAGCCATCACATCGGTGACGCGAAGCTGAGGGTTGTAGGCGACCTGTTCAAAGTCGTCGTACTTGCCACGGGCTTCTTCTTCACGTTCTGCGTAGGCGTCTTCAACCTGAGCGCGTTGCTTTTGGAGTTCTCGCTGCGCGATCAGTTCTTCGGCCTTCCGCATCGCCAGTGCTTCCGCATAGGCTTCGGTGGACTCAAACTGGTCTGCTGGCGGGAGTTCCGCTGGCATCGACCGCGCGGCTTGCATTTCTGCTTGCTTTGCTTGCTGCTCACGTTCCCACTTACGTTGCTCTCTTGCGAGGCGTTTGCCGATCATTGCATCGAGTTCAGCTTGGGTGAATCGCTTCTCCTCTGCTGTCTCGCCGCCTTGACCTGCGACTTCCGGCGCGTTTTGTGCCTGATCCGTAGTGGCCGTCACTGCGGGGGCTTGCGCGGAGTCAACTTCCGCTAGGTTCTGGACTTCATCAGTCATCGCATGTTCCATTGGAACCCCGGTCTACTGGGCCGGTACAGTTTGTATTACACACGAATTGTTATTCGTATGCAATGGTGCATGATACCGTGCCGGAAATCACAACATACAGACCCTTGTTGGTGTACATACCATCAAAGAAGTTGTAGTTGCTTCCAGCAACAGCGGCAAATGAGTCAATCACTTTGGCGTCCGACGTGCTAGATGTAGCCGAGTCGTAGACCGTGATGGTGCCCGCAGTTGCGGCACTCACGAAAATACCTTTCAGTTTTGCCGACATCGGCTTGATCTGAGTGGTGGTGGTGATCTGTGCGTAATTGGAAGACATTAGGGTTTCTCCTTATGCGAGGAACTTGAGTTTGTACAGGGTGCTCAGATACAGACCACTGATTTCGTCAATGATGTTCTGAAGCGGAGTGTCGGTCTTTTCGCAGACTTCGTAGCGCATCTTCTCGATGTCGGCCAGCGAGTCCTCAAGGAACTCGACAATGTTGGTCGTCTTTTTGGCCGACATCAAGCTGATGGGGCCAATCAGACCATGACGGCCCTGATAGGCTTCCGCGAACTTATCGGCCAATTCAACAATCTCGTCGTAGAACTCGTTCAGAGCCGAGTGCTTTGCAAAGCTGCGGGTGTTCAGATGCACGGAATGCGCGACATCCCGTGCCAAGAACAACGTGCCCACGAAATCAGCGCATTTCATTCATCTCTCCTTGCTCGGGCATTCCACCCATCTGTTCCATTGATTCCATCTGCGAAGTCTCACGCATTTGAGGTGCACCGGCAACCAGATCGCCGGTATCGACAGCGGCTGCAATGGTGCCCATCACGATGTCCTGAATCTGCTCGGGGGTCATGCTGGCCTGCACGGCGCTGATGCGCTGTGTTTCGGCCTGATACGCCTTGACCTCGGCTTCAAACTCCTTGATGTTGAGATCGCGGGCTTCCATGCTCTGATTGACGTTTTGCAACATCTGGAACATGTTTTGCATCTCGGCTTGCATGGCTTCCATCTGCTGGTTGGCAGCAACCAGAGCCGGGTTGTCCTCGTCGGCCAACACTTTCGGGTCCAAAGTCTTCTGGAACCGCTTGGCGAGGTCTTGGGCACCGGGCCAGTCCATGTTCTTGACGAACAGGTCACCCGCCACGCTCCAAAGCTGCGGGTTGCCCTGCAACAGTTGGGCCATCGACTCCAGAGCCTCCTGACGCTTGGTGGCGTAGCCGGGGCCAGTGATGACACGCACGTCGTACTTGCCGACAGACGGGTTGTAGATTTTGTCGATGACCACGCCTTCTTGGTTCACGATCTTTTTGACCGGTTCCTCTTGCATCGGGTTCATCTTGACGGTCGATGGTTCGCCGTCTTCACCAATGATGCGGGCAATGCGCTCAGTGTCGTAAATCTTGGGGATCAAATCCACCAGTTGACGACCAACATGGCGAATAGCGCGGGCCAGATTATCCACATAGTGATAGGTTCCTACGTCCCCCTCGCGCTGACGCGCAAGGATTGCTTTACCAGACCGCTCGTTGCTGGACATGCCCAGCGATGCGTTGTACTGACCGGTGGCGGACTTGATGTCTTCGGATGCGCCTGCTTTGGCCTGCAACAGCCCGCTGGAGGCCATCGGAGGTTGTGCCCGCTGGGGCAGAGGCAGAACAGCACCTTGACCGTCCGTAACGTCAGGGTTGACCTCCAGATACGGCCAGTTCTGGGTGTTGGCAGTCTTCCACTGTTGCTCGTACCCTTCAAACTGCCCGCCGTATCCGATGAACGGTGCTTTGGGTGCCAGCGCCAGCATTTCGGCTTCCTGCGACACCCAGTAGTTGTACATGCGCTGTGCGTCTTTGGCGTTGCGCACCAAGCCGCTGACATACACCCGGCCGTCCACCTCAAACTCGTTGCCGACCACGCGCACCACGGGGATGAACGAGCCAGCCCAGTCGCGTTCTTCAAGAATCTCGTAGCCGTTGATCTTGCACCACTTGACCTTCTTGCGGTCAGAGGGGCGAGAGCGCAGGGGCTTGCCGAACATCATGCGCAGCGACTTGTCCTCGGGACTGCCGTCAAAAGCGGTCACGTTGCCGGGGTACAGGTTCAGCGTTGCTTTTTCGTACTCGATGTAGAAATACTCAGCAATGCGAACTGTGTTCTCGCTGATCCACTGGCTGATTGACTGATCGCCAACGCCCAACGACATCAAGGTGTTAATCGGGGCGGCGTTGGGGTACAGGCGCTCATACTCAGCCTTGGTCATGTCTTCCGTGATGAAGCACCAGCGGGCGTCAGAGCCAGTCGGGTCTTGAATCAAGGGGTCCATGTAGACCGAGAAGCTGTTGCGAACGCGCCCGATCTTAATGTCCTGATCGAAGGTGTCTTCGTCGCAATACTCGGTCAGCAGGCGGATGTAGCCTTCGCCGTAGGAAACTTGGTTCTCGCAAGCGGTGTCATAGGCCACGTCGGCATCCGAGATGTACTCGATGTGACGGATCACGCCGTTGTAGACATCGGCCACCTCGACATCACCCTTGTCGTCAGCCGGGATCACCTTAATACCCGGGCGGTTCATGCGCTGCTCGTTGGTGATCTGCTTAACGTGCTGGGGTAGCTTGTTGATGGTCAGGCAGGGGCGGGCGTTGATGGTTTGACCCTGCACCGCGCCACGGGTCTGGAGAACGTCAGCGGGCCACTGCCACTGGTTGTCCGGGGAGCCTGCGTAGAAGCGCAGGTCGTCAAGTTCACTCTCGCGTGTCTCGGAAAACGCCGAGATCGCCATTGTCATGCGTGAACGGGCGACGGTCAGGATGTCCTCGGAACCGCCTTTTGACGGGTACGGGCCGTTCTTTGCCACATTCGCTGCGGCCACGATTCCGGTTGTGTCTTTCATGCGTCAAATACTCCAAGGGTATGCGCCTCTCGCATGACGAGGAGGTCTTCGCCTTCCCATTGTAAGTCTTGACCGATGGAATCTCCAAACAGTACCCGGTCGCCTACTTTTACATCTACGGCATCCGGGCCAGCGGAGACGACGGTGCCGGTACCAGTTTGCTTTTGTCGCAGGAGGATGAAAAGGTCGTGTTTCTCCATGTCGGGACGCACGATCAGGCAGTCTTGGGTGGCTTGTAGTCTCATTTTTTGGACTTTGTTGGGGCTTTTTTGGCAGCTTCGCGCTTGACGCTGTACGCAATGGCAACGGCTTGTTTTACCGGCTTTCCAGAGCCAATTTCAGCCTTGACGTTCTTGCGAAACGCCTCTTTGGAGGTGGATTTTACGAGTGGCATCACTTGCTCCTTGCGGGCTTTTTGGCGGTCTTGGCCGACTCTTTGAACGCCTTGTTAGTGGGTGCTCCGGGGGAGCCGGGTTTGCGCATCTTCTCACCAGAACCTGCTTTGATGCGGGCCTGTTTGGCGTGAATGTTGGCGTAGAGTCCGGGTTTTGTAGCCATGATCAGCACTTCCATCGTTTGAGCGATGCCTTGGCCCGCTCGGCTGGACCTTTGGCGTTTTTGACAACCCCTTCCATGCGAGCACAGAAGCTGGCCTTGCGACCAGCATCGGCTTTGGTCTTGGGGCTGGGAGCGGGGGCTTTGAGTTTGGAGCCGGTTTCCCGGTTGTACTTGGCGCGGCCTTTTTCAGTCAGGCCAGCACCCTTGGAGACGGGCAGCTTTTCACCCTTCTTGACGCTCAGAGAGACACTTTTCTTTGTTGCCATCACGCCCCCATCCAAGATGTTGCAATAGTCCCGTTCTGCGCGTTGCGCCGCTGGACCGTTCGTTCATTGTACTCCCGATGTGCAACAGGGAACGCAAAAGTTACGGCGATGGCATCAGCGGCGTCCGGTGAGGCCAGTCCACGGGCTTTCATTTCCTTCTTGCCCTCCAAGAATATGGTGCCTGCCGAGTTGGGCTTCTTCATCGGCCCGATCAAATCGCCCTTCAAAAGCCGATCCTGCGGCAAACTGGCCGTCTTGAGCCAGTCACGCATCGCACCCCAAATCTCAGCGCGTTTGTTGCCCCACATCACGGGGTTCTTGGCCTTCCAGCCAAAGTTGACCCCGCGCACTTTGTACTTCTGCTCGGTCAGTCTGTCAAGGATGCCGTAGCCGAGACCTCCCTCGTCGATCACGGTCAGGGCTGGCCGGTACTCCTCGATGGCGTCGATGACGTGCCCGACGGTGGTCATGGTGTCGTCGCCACGGAACCGCTTGATCGCCACGATGTCACGCCCTCGGCGCACGGCGATCACGGTGGAGTCCATGCCGCCCCGGGCCGGGTCCACCCCGATGATCACCGGTGCGGTCATGTCTTTCCACAACTCCCGCTTCATGGCGTCATCGACGATGTGGGGGCTGATGAACTGGTCTTGCCCAGACTTGGGGAAATCCCCATAGACCTCGACCCGGGCCTCGTCGGAGTCCTCGCCGTACTCCTCGATGATCTGCTGGTAGATGGTCTTGTCGGTGCCCTCGACAGTACGGGCGTCGATCTTCTCGGACTCCCAGAAGTCGCGCTTGTTGCCGTCCACGGCCTCGTAGAAGTACCCGGTGTTGCGACGGCCGTTGGAGAACGCGAACCAGTACCGGTCGAGGATGTTCTCGGTAAAGAAGCCCGCAGCCACGGACCAGATGGAGTCTGGAATACCGCTGGCCTCGTCGAAGATCACCATCATGCCGTCCATGTTGTGCACACCGGCGTAGGCGTCTGGGTTCTCCTCGCTCCAGAGCTTACCTTCAGCACCCCAGTACCGGGTGCCTTTGCGCAGGTCACGCTCGACCAACTCGGTCAACCAGTTGGCCGGATTCAGTGATGTAGCCGTGGGTTCCCACCAGTGGGCATTGATCGCCATCGTGACCCATTTGGTCAACTCGCCCCATGTCACTTTGCGCAACTGGTTCTCGCTGTTGGCCGACACGATCACGCTGGACCCGATGCGGGTGGAGAGCATCCACAGGATCAGCCACGACACGAGTGCTGACTTACCCACCCCCCGGCCAGAACTGACAGCCCTGCGCAGCGCGTCAATCAGATCACCCTCGGTCATCTTCCCCCGGTTCTCGCGGATGAAGTCCCGTATCCGGCGAAGTGTGCGCCGCTGCCATGCCCGGGGTGCCTTGAAGTGTTCGAGTGGGGTGTTCTTCTGTCCCCAAGGAAACGCAAACAACACGAACGCCTCGGGGTCGTCCTTGATCGCAGGACTCCACAACTGCGACATCAGCAGTTGCTCCTCCTCGGGTGAGTAGCGCATCTTCTGCATTATTTACCCCAATACATCGCAAACGGAAAGTCGCGCTCGGTGTAATCGCGCTTCTCAAGACTCGGGGCGTACTCCCAAGCGTAAAAGTCTGACATGCGCAACCCTTTGTCACTGGGCGTGTACAGCACCCGACGATAACCGAGCCAGTTCATCAAATGCCACCACGACCATTTAATCATCAGTGTTCCTTCAGTTCCCCGGTTTCATACTTCTCTCGCCCGTCAAGTGAGTGGTGAATCAGCACATCGTGCTCCTCGTCGTACTCGGGGTGACACCAGCAGTCCCGACCCTCGACGATGTGGTCGCGCAAGTCGTTGAGCGGATAGACGTGGATCACCAGAGTCTTTCAGCCACGTAGTCCACAAGCAGTATGACAACTGCACCAATAATCACAGCCATCACTCGTTCTCCAATCTCGGGGTCACATCGACCACCTCGGCCTCAATCACCCGGGCCTGAGCCTGCGCCAAGGCTTCTGTGATCGAGATCGTCCCGCCCACCTCGATCTGCTTGGTTTCCCCGTACCGCTTGCGGTTGTGGGCACCCATGAGCCACTTGCGCGTGTCGATGCGCAGCTTGTCGCGGTTGACCGTCTCAGGGGCCGATGCGTCGATGGAGTCCACCCCATCGGCAATCTCGAGAATCTCCCCGGCCAAGAACTCGGTGCGCATCTCCTGCGCTTCTTTGAACCGCTCGTGGCGCTGGGGGTCACGCTTGACCCAGCGCAGGAAGTCCTCATACGACACGAGTCGATGGTCGTCTTCGATGAGGGATTGCAGGGAGCGGCCCCGGTAAACGTCCTCGATCACCCGCTCGAAGATTTGCTCATATTCGACATGGCGAAGGGCTTTGGACTCCGCAGGGAGCCTCGGGGGTTTGGGGTCTGGGCACGACAGCCAGTTTGGGAGTGGGGTTTCACCGGTGACAACCGTGCCTAGGGAATGAGGGTTTCCTTGTTCCATAGTGGGTGTGAGTGTAGCAGGTGGATAACTGAGATGCAATGGAGTATGCAGAACCCACTGGGTTTTTGATTTTGAAAAAATTTTCACGGGTTCTGTGGTGCCTACGTAGCTGGACCATCGACCCCGCTGGCCCTACCCCCTCCCCTCGCGCCAGCGACCCCCGGGCACCACGGCAACCGGCACCCGGGCGCGGCACCCCCGGCACCCGCGCACCCGCTGGGTTTGGGAATCGTGCGGATTCTCTGACCCGATGGGTCAAGGTTCGCGGGGCCTTTTGGGTTTTGCGGGTGAATGAAACCCGCGCACCCACTGGGTTAGGGGTTCAATCGAGAAGCCGGGGAAAACCGGGGAATTCCCGGGGAAAAGTGCACCCAGCGGGTTAGAATTCCCGGTTTTGCGGGGGCTGGGGACAAAAAATCCTTTTCGCGCGCGCCCGACCCCTTGTTTTATACGATTTTGAAAAGGCACTTATTTTCTGGAATTCCCAAAATGCACCCCTAGAACCAAAAGGGCCAGTTGTCACCGGCGAACCAGTGAACCCGTAAACCCGACCCAGTGGGTCAGGGAAAACACCTACAATCTTTTTTTTCGTGCTAGGGGTTGACACCTTGACCCAGTGGGTTACAATGAACCCGTGACACCGTAAACCGTAACCCCTCGAAAGGATGAACATGGACCGCCATAAGCTGACCTACGTTGATTTGCACCCCGCCCCCGTGGATACCGAAAAGGCCCCGCCATTGTGGGCGCAAGTGCTGGGGGCGATTGTCACCCTCGCCGCATTGTATGTTTCCCTTGTTTTTCTTTTTTCTCTGTAACCCGTAACCGTAACCCTCGAAAGGATCAACCATGAACACTGCAACCGATACCCGCACCATCCTCGCCGCCGCCGTGGACCGCCTCGCCTTGATCAAGGCACGCATGGCGGAATTGAGCGCCGAGGAAAAGGCCCTTAAAGAAACCTTGACCGCCTCGGGCCTCGAGGCCATCGAGGGCACCGCGCACCGCGCCGCCATTTCCCAGTGCGCCGGGCGCGTTTCGATTGACTGGGAAACCATCGCCGCAAAATTCAACCCCTCGCGCCAGTTGATCGCCGCGCATACGTCAACCGGTGCACCCTATGCCGTGGTGCGCGTTTCCGCACGTAAGGGGGCCTGATCATGTTTCAGATTTTCGATTGTCTGAATAACCCAGTGGGCCGCGAAGCGGGCTATTTGAAGCATTCAACCGCTCAAGGCCTTGTAGAGCGCCCCGGGCGCATACGCCGCGCGATTTATGACACTTTCGCCCGGGTGCGCGGTGAAAACCCGCTACAGTGTCACGTGTACTCGATCCGCTGGGTTGACCCCGTGGCCGTGACGATTATCAACCGCACCGGTATCCCCTCGGATCGCTTGATCGTCGCTCACGTAGGGGGTGCGGCATGAAATTTCACTTTATTCCCCAGTCGAGCAACCGCAAAACCGGGGCGATCCCGGTAACGTACACCGAGCGGGCATCGTGCCCGCCATCGTGCCCGCATTACCGGGCCGATTGTTACGCCGAGGATTTTTATACCCGCATGGCATGGGACAAAGTGCCCGAGCGGGGCGGCACCCTCGAGGCCCTTTGCTCATCGATCGCCGCATTACCCGAGGGTCAATTGTGGCGCATGAACGTGGCCGGGGATTTACCCGGCGAGGGTGAAACCGTGGACCCCGTCGCACTGGGTGAAATTGTGCGGGCAAATATCGGGCGGCGCGGGTTCACGTACACCCACAAGAAAAGCCCCGAGGCCATCGAATGGGCGACCCATGCTACGCGCTGGGGGTTCACCGTCAATCTGAGCGCCGATGATGCCGGGGATGCCGATGCCCTCGCACCCTTTGGCCCCGTTTGCGCCATCGTGCCCACTGACACCCCCGAGAAAAGTTATACCCCCGAGGGGCGCACAATCATCGTGTGCCCCGCGCAAACCCGCGATGATGTCACGTGCGAAACATGCGGCCTTTGTGCCCGCGCTGATCGCGCCGTGATCATCGGATTCCGTGCCCACGGCACCCGCGCACGGGTTGCCGATGCCAAAGCCCGCCGGGTGATTCCTATTTTGAAAGGATGAACAAATGCCCCTCGATTTAATGACACTGCCCGCCCATGAGGCCGAGGCCCTCGCCTACGCCGAGGGATTTACCGGCACCGCTCGCCTATTTGCCCGGATCGCCGATTTACAAAAGGCCCTCGGTGAGGCCGTGGCCGAGATTGAATCCTTGAAAAATATCCGTGATCAATTGGAAACCAACCTTTTTATCGCCCGCCATGATCGCGCATACGGGGGGCCGATGGATTGATAACCGCCCTTTTAATCGCCGCCGCTGGGGCCGTTTTGGTGCCCCTGATTTGTAAATTTTTGGATTTGTAAGCCCCGCACCCAGTGCCCCCGGATTAAACCCCGGGGGCATTTTTGACCCTTGAAAGGATGAACCGATGAACCCCGCACCCCTTACTCCCGCCGCTCAATTTGCCGAGGCCCTCGGGGCCTTTGTTGCCCGCCGTGCCCTCGATGAACCCGCCGCCGCCGGGTTGCTGGGGGTGCCCGTTTTTACTTTTCGCAAATGGGCCACGGGCACCCGTGCACCCAGTGCCGCCGCCGTGCGGTTGCTCGATGTTTTTTGCACCCTTGAGGCCCTCGCCCCCGCCATGCTCGATTCTTTTGTGCCGCCCGTGCAGCAGGCGACACCGCGCAAACGTGGGCGGCTGGGAAATTTGCCCCCGAAATCGCGTCATGTCGAAAAATCCCGTTCCACCGACTCAATCGGTTCAAGTGCCGATTCGGTCATGTCGAAAAATCCCGTTTGAAGGAGTCAACCATGAGAAACAAGAAATTTGAGCAATGGTTTGCAAAGTACAACGACCTCGACCCTAGTGTTGTTGAAGACATGTGGGACGGTGAAACTTACACCAGTTGGGACTATTACGTTGAAGTTGCATGGGCCGCTTGGTGCAACGCCCTCGGATTCATGAAAGATTAATTATGAGCAACATTAAACCCGTCGTCATCCCAGACCACCACAAAGATCAGGCCAAAGCCATGCTTCACGAGGCCATCGAAGAAGCACCGGACACCGTGATCGTGTTGTGCTTCTGGAAAGACCGTGGTCAATTCAAGATCAAGTCGTCCACCGCCGCCGACCGTCTGATGGTCATTGGTGCACTGGAGGAAGCCAAGAACAAATTCATCATGGATGGGTACGCATCATGAGCACATTCAACGCACGAGTGACCGAAGTGGTTATCGAGATGGACGGCTTGCACATCACCACGGTGACAGCGCCGGATGAAAAACTAGAAGCCGCCCCGGATGAAGCGCAGATCGGCGACTTTCACATGAGCCTGTTCACGGCAGCGGAGTGGATCGAGTTGTCGGTGCTGGTCGAAAAGGCCATCAGACAAGTGACCAAGTAAGCAAAAGGCCCGGGATTACCGGGCCTTCTTTATTCCTCATCCATCGCGTCAGGGTCATACCCTTTGACCAGCTTGCGCTCATATCCCTTCTCGATGGCGTAGCGGTAGATGTAGTCGGCGTGGCGCTGCTTGGCCTTGATGACCTTCTCCCGGTATCCCTTGAACATGGCAGGCAGACTCGGGTTGATGGCCCAGACCACGCGCTTTTTGTGCAACTCGTTCTCAAGCTGCACGACCCATCCAGCCTGCTCCAGCACCAACATGGCATCCATGATCGCCTGATCTTTCTGCCAGTCGGTCTTGCCGTCCAGTGGACGCCGTGCTGACTTCTTCAGGGTGCGCAGGTCAATCATCTGCGTGTCCCCGCTGATCTGGATCACATGGTCAATGACCCACTGATCGAAGTCGTTCGTGATCGCACCACCCACCTCACCCAGCGAGTACCGGTAGGCCGGGATGATGTACCCACGCACCAGACTCACGACCCTGTGGACAACATCGACTGACACCTGCGGAGAGAACGGGGACTCGATGATGTGGAACATGAGGATCAAGCGCCCTGCAAGACCCTCCAGTTTGCCGAACGCCGTCATGTACTCTGTGCCACTGTCCAGCACCCGCTCGTCCTGCTTGGCCTGCTCGTACCATGATTGGAACTCGCGGAAGGCTGTGAATGCTTCTGTGGATAAGTGGTAGGTCTGGGGCGGCAGCGCGTAGGTCAGGCGCAGGGTGTTCTCCCATGCGGCCGCACTGGTCATGTACTCGGGGATGGGCTGACCCAGCTTGGTCTTGCTCCCGCGCAGCACTGCGGGTATAAACCGCTGCAACAGGCCATCCGCTGCGAGAGAGGCCAAGTTTTGCCTGAACACTTGGGGCTGGATGTTCCCATAGATCGAAACCGCCAAGTTCTCGCAGTAGATCGAGCCAGCGCCCACCCGGTCCATCTCGTAGTGTTCTGACTCGTAGCTGACAACCCATGCCGAGCGATCCTCGCCGCTGGTCTTGTCTGTCAGCTTGCGCACCCATGAGTTCATCTCGTCGAGGTGGCACAGCAGGCCACGTGGACGGTCAGCAGCTTGGCGCACCAGCTTCTGACTCGTGATGTCGGACACCGTGATCTTGAGCGGCACGGGCTGCGGGGGCATCTCGGGCACATGGGGTGCCTGATCCGCGCCCAGCATGGCCTCGGGGCTGGCTGAGAACTCAAGGAACGCCTTCTTGGCACTCGCGTAGGCCGCTTCCTTGCCCTCCCAGTCCAGCAGTTCCTTGCCGTAGCGAGGCCGATCCTCGGCCTCGATGTTCTTAAGCGGGGACAACATCGGACGCGATCCGGGAGACTTCTTGTCCGCTGGATCGCCCAGGGTCATGAGCCACAACACTGGCGGGACACGGAACCCCGGCATGAGTTCGAGCCGGATGCGGGCGTCAACGACCCCACAGACAGCGGCCAACCCAGCGAACAAAGGGACCAAAGGGTCACAGCCCACGCTTTCGCTGATCTCAAGGGATCGCTGGCGCAGGATGCCGGGCCACAGGTCCATGTTCATCTCGGGCGGCTTGGGGCGCAGGCCGTCCACCACGTCCAGCGGGTCCATGACCGGCATGTCGATCTTGCTGAACAACTCGGACGCATCGGGCAGGGGACGCTGCCACCCGTGCTGCTTGGCGATATGAAACAGTGTCCCCAACTTGACAGCGGTGGCCTTGTCAGGCCGGAAGCTGATCCACTGCGTCAGGATTTCCCGCTCACCGGGGTACTTGAACTGAGCCGTGCTGCTCCACTCGTTCCACAGTTGCAGCGCCTGCTCAAGCTGGTCGGTCTGGGTGCCTGCCCAGTGCAGCGCCATGCCGATGGACACCCACTCGTCGCGGGTGCAGTCAGCGGGCACCGCATCGAGGGCTTGCCTGATCTCCTCCCACGAGGCGTCAACCGCGCCGCCCGTGCTGATCGTGCGCTCCTTGTCCTGCGCCAGCATCCCGTTCCACAGGTCCAGCAGGGGCTGGGGGATCATGGGCAAACGGGTCCAGTGACCATTGCCTGCCCAGTGATAGGGCTGGCGTGTCTCGGGGTGGATGCTTGGTGGCAGCACGTCCTGCACCGTGAGGCCGCTGACCGTGGCGCAGCGCAACTCGTAGGCGGTGATGCCGCTGTGCATGATCTTTTTTGATGGCAGCGCAGCACCGAAGGGCATCGAGTACAGCAGCTTGCCGTGCCCGGGCTTGCCCGAGTTGATCACCACGGCGTCGGGTGCATCGTAGAGGGCTTGCAGGTCGATGCCGTGTTGGGCCAGCAGGCTGGTGGTGACAGTCCAGTTGTCGATGTCCAGAGCCATCGTGCCGCTGTACGCATGGGCCAAACCGATCCCGTAGCCCGCTGGCAGGTCGTTTTGACTCTTGAGTGCATTCTCGCGCAGGTTCCAGCCGGGAGTGCGTGGACCCTTGGTTCCCGCAGGAATGGGGACAAGGCTCCAGCCATGCCGGATGTAGGCGTCAATGGACGCAGGATGTGGTTGCACTGTCTGTGGTGCTGTCATATACTTTTCTCGCCAGTGATTGCAGTTGCTGGTTGTTTCATTGAAGTCTCCTTGAAGTTGGTACCCCGGGGTTCACAAGACCCCGGGGTTTTTCTTTTCTGGAGTGTTGCACAATCGTATCACGCTGTGCTACACTATGTCCATCGACACGGAAAAATTTCATCGTCATGACCTTCATCAACAAATCAGCGTACCTGACTGTCCGAGTGGCAGACAAGACGCGCATCAAGTTTCACGCGAAGGCCAGAAAGTTCGGGACACCGAGCGAGGTCTTACGTGAACTCATCGACGCTTTCATCGAAGATCGCGTCACCATCAACCCCCCTGTAACCGGTAATCCCAAGGAGAAACTTTATGTCCCTCGAAGCCAAGATTGAAGCCCTGACCCACGCTGTCGTGGCACTCACTGCAAAACTGGAGTCTGCCAATGTAGCAGCCCCGGCACCCGTTGCACAAGCACCCGCACCTGTGACAGCACCTGCCCCGGTTGCTGCGCCTGTTGCAGCCCCTGCTCCCGTTGTCGCTGCCCCAGCGATGCCCGCTCCTCCGGCTTTCGTGGCTCCCGCTCCTGCGGCTGCACCGGTGGCCTCTGGTGCCCCGTTTGCCGACGGCAAGGGTCTGATCGACTACGTGATGACAGCATACAAGGCTCTCGGCCCTCAAAAGGGTGCCATGATCCAAGGCGTCCTGACTGGTCTGGGTTACCAGAACATCAACGATGTCAAGCCCGAGCACTACGGCGCTCTGTTCGCTGGTGTTGAGGCGCTGAAGTGAGCGATCACGCCAAGCTGTCCCCCTCGAAGCGCAGCCGCTGGGCCTTGTGCCCCGGCAGCATTCGAGAGGAGGCCAAGTACCCTGACACCGGTAGCGGCCCCGCTGCTGCCGATGGCACCCACTCGCACACGCTGCTGGAGCACTGCATCAAGAACGGTCTGTCCGACCCAATGGATCAGGTAGGGGAAACCTTTGCCGATCACGAGGGTGAGTTCAAGGTCGATGCGGATCGTGCAGCGCGGGTCAAGGTTGCCATCGAGTACATCCGTGAGCGGTCCATGAACGGCATGTTCAAGGTGATCTCCGAGCAGCGCGTTGACCCCCAGCACCTGCTGGGTCGTGACGATCTCTCGGGTACCGTGGACTGCCAGATCATTGGCCCTGATTGGATCGAGATCATCGACTACAAGGACGGCATGGGCGTGGTGAGCGCCGAGGGCAACATGCAGCTTGAGCAGTACGCCTACGGGGTGCTGGCAGGCTACAAGCTGCCCATCAACGTCGAGTACCCCTGCAAGACGATCCGCATGACCATCATCCAGCCCAAGCTGGCTCTGAAGGGCATGAAGGCCATCACCTCGGCTGACCGCGATGTGCGTGACATGTTGACTAACATGAGTACAATCATCGTTCAGGCTGCTGCAACCGACAAACCGGATGCACCGCTTGTCCCGGGCGAAAGTCAATGTAAATTCTGCCGCGCCAAAGGCTCTTGCGCCGCGCTGGCAGGTAACGTAATGAAGGAGGTAGGAATCATGTTCCAACCAGTCGTAACTGAAACGCTCGATGTCGCGCAGCAATCTGCCGACAAAGACCCGGCCCAGATGGACGATCAGCAGATTCGTCAGATCATGGAAGCCGCACCCCTGATGCGCCAACTCCTCGAAGCCGTCGAGAAGGAAGCCCTGCGTCGTCTGGAGGCGGGCACTCCGATCCCCGGCCTCAAGCTGGTCCACGGTCGTGGCTCCCGTGCTTGGGCGCTGCCCGATGAGGAGATGGCCGAGAAGCTGGTCAAGATGGGTATCCCCAAGACCGCGATCTACGAAACCAAACTCGTGTCCCCCGCCAAAGCTGAGAAGCTGACGTGGGAAAAGCGTGACGGCACCAAGGTGTCTCTGACCGACCGCCAACTCAAGCGCATGGAGCAGGAGTACGTCACCAAGCTGGCTGGCAAGCTGACCGTGGCCCCCGAATCTGACAGCCGCCCCGCTGTCATCACGAATGCTGCACCGATGTTCAGTGCAGTCGAGGCAGCACCCGCTGCCGAATCCCTGCCCTCGTGGCTTTCTTAAACTGGAGTAATCGTAATGTCTGAAATCATTTTCTTGAGCAACGTCCGTCTGTCCTTCCCCCACCTCGCTGAACCTCAGAAGCAGGTCAACGAGCAGACCGGCAAGGAGCGCATCTCGTACAACTGCGAGTTCATCATGCCGCTCGATCACGCTGGCTTCCAGCAGTTCATGCAGAAGTACGGTGCGATGGCACTGGAGAAGTGGAAGGAACACGCCCAGACTGTCATGGGCATGATCCAAGCCGACCGTAAGCTGCGCTGCTTTGGTCGTGGTGAGGAGAAGGTCAACAAGAAGACTTTCCAACCCTACGATGGCTACGCCGGTCATGTGTTCATCACCGCTGGCCGCGACTCGCAGCCTCAGATGATTCAAGCCGACGGCTCCCCCATCGACCCAGCCAACACGATGGCCTACCAGCAGCTTGCCCGCAAGATGTACGGTGGTTGCCGAGTCAATGCTGCCGTCAAGCCTTGGCTGCAAGAGAACAAGCACGGCCGTGGCATCCGCTGCGACCTGATTGCCGTGCAGTTTGCTGGCGACGACACCCCGTTTGGCGAAGGCGCTGTGGACGCATCGAATCTGTTCGGCGCTGTGGCTGGTGCTCCTGCTGGCATGTTTGCCCCGGCTGCTGCGCCCGCTGCTCCTGCTATGTCGATGGGTCTGCCACCCTTCATGCAGGGTTAATGTTTCGGGGGCTGTTAAGCCAGCATTCGAGGATGGTGACCCGCAGAGTTTTCTGGCTTTCTTCTGCGGCTTGTCGAAACCCAAATCGAAGCCTCCACCTACCTGAGTAACCGTAATGAGTAATGACTATGTGTTCGATATTGAAACATTTCCCAACGTATTCACGTTGGCGGTGGAACATGCCGACGCCCCGCTGCACTGGATGTTTGAGATCAGCGACTGGCGCAACGACTCCCGCGAGATCATCGAGTTTCTGACCTACCTCAAGCAGACCGACGCCCGCATGGTGGGCTTCAACAACCTCGGTTTTGATTACCCCGTCCTGCACACCCTGATCCGCATGGCTAAGGCCGACGCTGCCACGCTGTACCAAAAGGCGATGGCGATCATTGGATCGCAGGACGAAGACGGCAGCAGGTGGATGCACCTCGTCAAGCCGTCTGACCAGTTCGTGACCCAGATCGACCTGTTCAAGATTCACCACTTCGACAACAAAGCCCGAGCCACCAGCCTCAAGGTGCTGGAGTTCAACATGCGCTCCGACAGCATCGAGGACTTGCCGTTCAAGGTCGGCACCACGTTGACCCGTGAGCAGGTTGACGTGCTGAAAAAGTACAACCAACACGATGTGGCGCAGACCAAGGCGTTCTATCACAAGTCGCAGGACATGATCGCGTTCCGCGAGGAACTGACGCGCAAGTACGCCCGGGACTTCATGAACCACAACGACACCAAGATCGGCAAGGACTACTTCGTCATGAAGTTGGAGGAGGCCGGTGTCGCCTGCTACGACTACGGCGACAAGGGTCGCACACCTCGGCAGACCAAGCGCCCGGTGATCCACCTCAAGGATGCCATCCTGCCGTGGATTCAGTTCCAGCAGCCCGAGTTCAACCGTGTGTTGAACTGGCTCAAGCAGCAGTCGATCACAGAAACCAAAGGGGTCTTCACTGACCTCACCGCAACCATCAATGGATTCACTTTTGTCTTTGGCCTCGGCGGCATCCACGGCTCCGTCGAGTCGGAAATCATCGAGTCGGATTCTGAACACGTCATCGTGGACCTCGATGTCACTTCGTACTATCCGAACTTGGCAATCACGAATGGGTTCTACCCGGCCCACCTCGGCAAAGAGTTCGTCGCCATCTACAAGTACCTGTTCGAGCAGCGCAAGTCGTACCCCAAGAAGTCCGCAGAATCGGCCATGTTGAAGCTGGCGCTCAACGGCGTCTACGGCGACAGCAACAACCAGTTCTCTGTCTTCTACGACCCGCTGTTCACCATGAGCATCACGCTCAACGGGCAACTGCTCTTGTGCCTGCTGGCCGAAGGGCTGATGACGATCCCCGGGCTGCGCCTGATCCAAGTGAACACCGATGGCTTGACCGTGCGGGTGCCGCGCACTCACAAGGTGCTGGTTGATCTGGCCCGCATGGCGTGGCAGGAGCGCACTGGTCTGAACCTTGAGGAAGCCGTCTACAAGGCCATGATGATCAGGGACGTTAACAACTACATTGGCGTGTTCGATCCGGCGTTTGTCAAGCCCGGTGACCCCACTGTCAAGCGCAAGGGTGCGTATGAGTGGAAGGTCGGTTGGCACCAGAACGCCGGTGGTCTGGTCATCCCCAAGGTCGCCGAGAAGGTGCTGGTCGAGGGTGCGCCGATCCGCGAGACAGTCGAGAACTGGCCCGACATCATGGACTTCATGCTGCGCACTAAGGTGCCCCGGTCAAGTCACTTGGGGATTGAGAAGGACGGCGTGACATCGCAGCTTCAAAACACAACGCGCTATTACATCGCCGTTGGTGGTGGTCGTCTATTCAAGTGGATGCCACCATTGGCGAAGAAGCCCGGTGAGTGGCGCAAGATTGGCGTCGAGAGTGGCTGGGGTGTCCAGCCTTGCAACGACATCAAGGACGCCGGGAAGCTGCCGGTGGACTTTGATTACTACATCCGTGAAGTCGAGAAACTTTGTTTGGGGTTGGCATGAAAGCAAGAGACATTCAAATCGGCGGTGACCACTACAAGAACATGGGCGTGGAGCCTTGGGACGTGGTGGACACATGGCCCATCGAGCAGCGCATCGGGTTCTATCGTGGCGGTGCGCTCAAGTACGTCATGCGCATGGGCACTAAAGACGAGAACGCCCAAGAGATTCGCAAAGGTGCGCACTACCTGCAAAAGCTGGCCGAGGTGCTGCAAGAGCGTGACGATGACCTGAAACACGAACTTGATGCGGGGTGCCGAGGTGCTTGAGAAACAAATCGAAGCCAAGGTCTGCGACTACGCCAAGACCAAGAACGTGCTGGTCTACAAGTTCACCAGCCCCGCCCGTGCTGCTGTGCCTGATCGCATGTTTGTGCGACCCGACGGGCGCATGTGGTTCTGCGAGTTCAAGCGCCGGGGTCAAAAGCCCACGGAAGCGCAGGAGCGAGAGCACCACAGGTTACGCCAGCACAAGGTGTCGGTGTTTGTAATTGACAACGTAGACGACGGTAAGGCGATGGTGGACATGATGGTGATGGGATGCTGACACCTGACCTGCTCCACGACTACCAGAAGAAGGCTGTCAACTTTCAGTGCAGTCACCCCCACTCGATGCTGTGGCTGGACATGGGTCTGGGTAAGACCGTCATCACGTTGACCAGTCTCGCGCACCTTATCCGCACGGGCTTCCTGCGCGGCGTGATCATCGTGGCTCCGATCCGGGTCATCCGGTTGGTCTGGAGGCAAGAGGCTGCGAAGTGGGAGCACACCAAGCACCTCAAGTTCAGCATGGTGGCGGGCACCAAGGACCAGCGCACCCGTGCCCTGCTGCGCCCTGCCGATGTCTACATGATCAATTACGAAAACCTCGGTTGGCTTTCTGAGACATTGCAGACTTACTTTGTCAAGAAGAATCGCCCGATGCCGTTCAACGGGATCATCTGGGACGAGATCAGCAAGATGAAGAACAGTGCCACGAACCGAGTCAAGGCGTTTCGCAAGATTGCGGATCAGTTCGACTGGACCACGGGTCTTACCGGAACCCCTGCCAGCAACGGATACAAAGACCTCCACGGTCAGTTCCTCGTGGTGGACAGGGGTGAGCGTCTGGGCACCAGCAAGACGGCGTTCCGCACCCGGTTCTACCGCAAAGTGGGGCCGTACAAAGAGGTGCCGTATGAGGACACCGAGGACACCATCAAGAAGCTGATCGGCGACATCACGCTGGAGATGTCAGCCGAGGACTACAACCCGCTGCCCGATCTGATCGTGAACAACGTGGAGATCGAGATGCCTGATGATCTGCGGGCCAAGTACGACAGGCTGGAGAAGGAGTTCTTCCTCGTACTTGACAGCGGCAAAGAGGTCGAGGCATTTAACCAAGCTGCCCTGACCAACAAGTGTCTCCAGTTCTCCAACGGTGCCATGTACCCGATTGCCGGGATGCCGCTGTGGGAACCGGTGCATGACATGAAGCTGGACGCGCTGGAGGACATTCTCGACGAAGCGCAGGGGTCGCCAGTGCTGTGCGCCTATGCGTACCGCAGTGACGCCGAGCGCATCATGACCCGGTTCAAGGCGCTGCGCCCGATCAACTTGACCGAGTGCAAGAGCGAGGCATCCTTGACCAACGCGATGCACCGGTGGAAAACTGGCGACTGCCAACTGATGATCGGCCACCCGGCATCAATGGGTCACGGCATCGACGGCCTTCAGAAAAACGGCCACATCCTCGTGTGGTATGGCCTCAACTGGTCGCTTGATCTGTACGAGCAGTTCAACGCCCGAGTGCGCCGTCAGGGTCAGGGTGCCCCGGTCATGTGCCACCGCATCCTGATGCAGAACACGCTGGATCAAGCGCAAGCACTGGCCCTCGATGAGAAGGCTACAACCCAAGCAGGACTGCGCAACGCAGTCAAACAGTATCGTCAATCCAAAGGAGTGTGAACATGAGCTACGCAGATGTTGAGATGAAAGTGGTGCAGTGGGGCGAGGCCCGTGGCATCGTGCAGAACGCCACCGCGATGTCGCAGGCCATCAAGACCCTCGAAGAAACCACCGAGTTGCTTGCAGCCATCAACAAAAAGAACCTTGACGAAACCAAGGACGCCATCGGTGACATCGTGGTGACCTTGATCATGGTGTGTGCGGTGCTCGACCTCGATCTGGTGTCGTGCCTCAAGGGTGCTTACGCCGAGATCAAAGACCGCAAAGGGCACCTGACAAAAGAAGGCGTGTTCGTTAAAGAAGTGTGATACACTTGTTGCACATCAACCACCAAAGGAGTAATTGTAATGATGCGTGAACTATATGAATGGGTGAAAAACATCTACGTAACCCCGAGTGCCGAGGCTATTGCACTGCGGGAATTGGAGGAGTCCAAGCGCAGGCTGCTGGAAGCGCAAACTGGCCGTGAATACGCCGACTCGATGTGTAAGTTCCACGAGGCCAAGATCAAGCGCCTGACGGTCTATTTGCACAAAGCTACCGAGGAGCAATCATGAACCGCAAAGACATTATTCGCATGGCGCGTTCCGATGAGTGGGCAGCCGATGTGTCTTTGAAGTGGGATGATTTCTTTGTGCGCTTTGCCACTCTTGTCGTTGCTGCTGAGCGTGAGGCGTGTGCGAAGGTGTGTGAGGACATCTACAACGACCCCAAGGGTAACAATGGGGACGACTACTACTACACGCGCCCTTATCTTGAGTGCGCCGCCGCCATCCGCGCAAGGAGTCAATTGTGAACACATGGCCCTTCCCTCCCCCAAGCGGGCCTGTGCCGTGGACTCCGCAGCAGGAGCGCGAGTACCATCGCCAGCAGCGCCAACAATTACCGGAGGCACCGTTTTGATTGACCCCAAGACCAAACGCATCACGATCCCCGTGAGCAAAGACATTGACTTGATCCGCGACAGGCTGGCTGCGGACACTGGCATCACCATGTCCTACGTGCAGATTTTTAACTTCCTGATCCACTTCTACGTGGAGCGGGCCAACGAACCCAAGAGCAAGTGGAGATCACTGTCGTGAGGAAACGCAGCAAGTACAGACCCAAGGGTGTGCGCCTCGACACGATGGGGTATGTCATGGAAAGTCTCAAGCCGGTCACCCAGCATGAGGACTACCTGCTGGACCTCAAGATCAAGAACTCGCAGGCCATGCTGGCGCTGATGCGCGGATCGGCCACCAAGGGCGACATGGACATCTTGATCGCCATGTCCAACATCGTCGAAGCCCTGTACCAACTGGGGTTCGGGTCTGAGTACAAGGACGTGGCGATTGACGGGCGCGAGGCCATCCTGAACATTGTGCACCGGGCAGTGACCACCAAGCGGTTCGTGCCCACGGCCGAGCAGATCAAGGCGCTTCAGAACCTCATGGAACTGCATGACGCCCAGATGGACGTGATCACGATCAAGGACATGGAGCGGGCACTGGAGTTCGCCCGCATTCAGTTTGTCAACAAGAAAATGACCGTGCTGCCCAAGCTCGAAGGGGTGCCGACATGAACTGCTGCGACGAGTTCGGGAACTGTCGTCAGGGGTGCAACTGTCCTGTGAGAGTTGCCAAGGTGGGTCAGCGATACCCGAGGTATCCGCAGCCGCCGTTCGTGCCCTACCTCAACCGACAACTCAGGTCACTGGCAAAGTGGATGCTGCTGGCACTTCTCGGCTGGCTGATCTGGATGCCGCTGATTTACTTGGTCTTGCGGGCGTAGAACAGAGTGCGGTCGCCGAACAGGTAGAACCCCACGGCAGCAGCAAAGTTGTCCACCGAGGCGCTGTCCATGTTGTTCAGCTTGAGGGTGGCCCATGTGCCCAGCACGATCACGGCCACCGAGGGGCGCATGAGGCGCACAGCAGCCTCAACCCAAGGGTACGAGGGGTTGGTGCCCCCAGCGTCATTCATCGCCTTGAACATGTCCAGATCAAGCTGGCGCATCTTGACGTACTCGTCCACGTTCACCGGCTTGTAGGTGTCGGTCTGGATAAACCGACCGATCAGGGATTTCCCTAAGTCAACGGCCAACGGGCCAAGGGCTGCGAGTATGGTCAACGGGTCCATCATGGGTACTCCTTACGAGGTAGTTGGAAGTGTGGGCCATCTTTGAAGGTCTTCCATGTGCCACCCCACTCTACCGGGATGCCCAGTTGCTTGGATGCTTCCTGCATGGCATCGTTGATCTTGGCATACAAGGGCCACGACCAATCGACTTGATCATCCACCCAAGCCCCGAGGTCTACCGCCTTGGCGAATCCATCGGCCCCGGGGATGTGGCGCGAGTTCATGGTCTGGCTGGCACCAGCCTCCACCAGCTTCTTCTGGCGCATGGGGTCACGGACGCCTTCGAGGATGGTGAAGTCCACCGTGGTGATCTGGATGGCGCGTTCGACGACCTTAACGAGGTCAGGATGGACCCCGTTCAAACGCATTTTTGATCGAGGGCCGAGCTGAAACATGGTCAGCCTTTCCAGTGGCTCGTCACCCAGCCGATGACACCACCGACGCCCGATGCAATGGTCATGCCCATCCAAAAACCGCCCTTGGACTTGTTGGCGAGTTCAAGAAGCTGGTCAATCTGGGTTTCCATCTTGTCGATCTTCTTGTCCATTGCCTGAACACGTTCCCACAGAACGCCATACTTTACGGGGTCGATCTCTGGCGTATTCATGTCACACCAACGAGTCAGCGATCAGTTTGAGTTCGGGCACACCGGGGGCAGAGTCGATGTCCGACTGGATGGCGGCGTACTTCTCGCGGATGGCCTGACGAGCAGCTTCAGCAGCAGCGGCTTCCGATGGGATGGTGGCCTTGATGTCCAGAGGTGCGAACTCGGCTGAACGTGCAGCGCGGCGCTTGTCGTGAACGATGGCCTTGGCCTTGTCGATGTTGATGGTAATCATGCTGCGTACTCCCATGCGGCGCGGAACGTGCGGTCTTCAGGAATGTCAGTGTCTTCGACGATCTTGTAAGGCTTGCCAGCCGGAACGTCCTTGGCAGCGATTTCCTCGATGCTCAGGCCGCACTCGGCAGCGGGAATGATGACGGCCACGCCGCCTTCGTCTGTGGGATAAATAATTCGTTGGTTCATGTTTGCTCCTGATTAACGGACGATGGCGACGTTGGCATTTGTGGGGTCTGCTAGACCAGTTGTAGCTGCGGTTGCAAATCGAAATTGCGAACTTGTTTGCGCCACAATTGTCATCCTTTCGGCAGCGCCTGTTGGAAACACCCCACCCGATCCAACAAGCGCGACCGCCGAATAATTCGCATCCGGCATCGCAGTCGTAAAGTTCACCGTGTAATCGCCAGTACCGTTATCCGTGATGCTGGACACGTTACCCGAGGCACGGATCGCCACAGTGCCAGTGCCGTTGAAGTTCACCCATGCGCGGCAGGGGTAGATGGGGGCTGTACCCGACACCGTGGCGAACTGCGCCGAGTTGATGTTGGGCGTTGTGAGTGTGGGGCTGGCAACAGTTGTCGCCAGAGTCGATGCACCTGTGATTGTTCCGTTTCCGTCTAGGGTGAGTGGCATGGCTAGTCCTTAGCAAATGATCTGAACGGTAACTACGCTACAGTCAATATTGGTGTTGTTGTTGAACGTACCGACCGTTTGAATTGTCGCTGCGCTAGTTGAAGTGCCGGTTCGGATAGCGATCACGGGCCTGCTGGAATCACCCGTGGTGCTGTTCGTCACACACGAAACTGAGAAATTGCCGTCCGACATCGCCGTGGTGAAGTTCACCGTGTAGTTGCCAGTACCGTTGTCGGTGATCGAACTGACGTTGCCACTCGCGTTAATTGCAACCGTACCCGTGCCGTTGAAGTTGACCCAAGCACGAGCGGCGTACACAGGCGCGGCACCAATGTTGCCCAGCGCCGGGGCACTGTTGCGATACCAAGTCGTGTTCGACTGGCGGTACACGAAGCTCATGGAACTGTTAGCCGCCATCAGCGACACCTGAGTGCCGCCGATGCTCTGGCCCGTGTTGCCGTTGATCGTGAGCGCCGTGATCTGCTGCGTCGTGGTGATGGTCACCACCATGCCGTCAGCCGGAGTGCCGGGCATCGTGATCGTGCCCGTCGCCAGCGTACCAGCGGGAGCCGCGATCAGGGTCGTGATGCCCGAGGCGAAGGTGTACGAAAAGCCCGTCGTCAGGACTTGGAAGTCATACGACTGCAAGACGCCATTGTTTCCATCGATTTTGGTCGGCATGGTGCTTACTCGTACAAAATGTTGATGGAACCGGCGTCAAAGGTGTCTGTGCCGTTGACGGTTGTGATGCGAACGCGGTCTAGGGTGCCACCAAGTGTGACGTCACCACCACCCCACATTGCCTCAGTTGTTGCGTTTTTTAAGGTGTGGGACGCAACCCAAGTATTCCCCGAGATGTTGGTAATTGTCATATGCCCGGAATTAGCACTTGACGCCGCAGATGCGTTTCTAATAATTAAACCGGACGTTGCACTCACCCCACCTGTGGCACTAGCTTGGTTTGTGCCGTTTGATGTAGACACATACCCACTTGTTGTTACAGAACCCGCACCCAGTTGAACCAGCAACGCACTAGAACCGTTCGTACTCACCCCATTAAACATCACCGTGATCCGGCGAACCCAAGAAGGGATGCCGGTGAAGTCGATGCTGGTGCCAGACGTACTTGCCTGCGCCGTGGCAGCAACCAGAGCGCCGTTGACGCCGTTGACCACCACGTTGCCGGTGCCCGCAGGCATCGTTGCGACGAAGTTGCTGGCTGTGGCTGGCGGGTTGATCTCAACCGATCCGCCACTCGCCGAAACTAATTTAACGCCCATGACGGCTCCTTAAACGATGGACCAGACGCTGGTGGACGGCACGGTCACGGTGATGCTGTCAGCGATCGAGATGGGGCCGAACGTGCCAGCGTTCTTGTCAGCAGGAATGGTGTAGTTCTGCGTCACGATCAGACTGTTCTCAAAGAAGATCGTGTCTGCGCCACCACCTGTTGCACCGCCGCCCAGAGCGCCCCATGCGCCGTTGTAGCCCTCGAACTTGGTCGTGGTGCTATTGTACCGAACCATGCCTGCTTCGGGGCTGGCAGGACGCTCACCGGTGGTGCCCACGTTCATGATCGCAGCACCCGTGCCCTCAAGGGTCAGCAGGTCCACCACGTTCAAGTTGGTGAAGGTGCCCTCATTGGGCACACTGCTACCGATGGCTGGCGGCGATGCAAAAGAGTTGGTGGTCACCGGCACCGACACATAGTCCACGGTGAACAGCGTCACATCGTTGGCGTCCGTGAGCACGTACTTGTACGTGGTCGTGTCAGTCAGCCACACGTTGGCTTGACCCGCCGAGTCCAGAATCACCGGGTTGGTATTCTGGTTGGCTTGAGTGTGGTCTGTGTACGTGGCAAGCGGGGTCGTGGTGCCCGCTGCGTAGGTGTACAGTTTTCCACCGACAAGAGGCAACCCATCGGTCCCGAAGAACTGGAGTTTGGGGGTTGGGGATAGTGATGCCATGTCTTGGTCCTTGAGGGATTCTAACTAATTGCGGTCAACGCGCAAAGTCGTTTTCAACATTGCGCTCGGGAGCCAGCATATTGACCCCGGCAGCGGTGGTGCCGGTTACCGTGGCGCGGGCTGGCGCACTCCATTTTGACGGGTCACCGATCAGTTGCAGCACCTTGCTGCGTTCGGCAGCAGGCAGCGACTCCAGCAGGTTTGCGGCACCCTCGGGCGTCTTCAGCGCCTCGGTCAACGTCGCCATCGTCTTCTGACCGATCTTGTTCTCCAAGATGTTCAGTGCCTTGTTGGTCGTTGCCGCCACGGCGCTCAGGTACGACGGGAGACGGAACTTGCTCATGTTCTGGAGCAGCAACTCCTTCAGAGCCGTTTGACCGCCTTCGACTTGGGACTTGATGTTGGCGTTACGGATGACCTTGGTCGCCTCGGACTGCAAGGTGCTCATTGTGTCTTCGGCCAACTCGACTGCGATGTTGTATTTACCCGGGCCGAGAATCTTCTCCACGGCTTCGGGCGACTCGTTCTGCACGAGGCGCACAAACGCATTCTTGTCGGTTTTCCACAGTTTCAGCGCCTCACCGGTCAACTGCTTCTCGGCGATCTGTTGGGACAACTTGGCATGTTCCTTGAGGTAAGCACGGTAGCCTGAGCCGCCTGCGGCCTCGATGGCGTCGTCGATCACCGGCTTGACCCGGCTCAGAACCCCGGCTGCAAGGTTGCGCTGGCTGGTAGCGTCCATACCCGGGCGAAGCTGCTGAATCGCAGCATTAACCGAGTTCTTGCGAATGGCGTCAAGGGCGCGGGCGTCGATCACCCCGCCGCTGCTGGTCCACTTGGCAATGTCGTCGCTCACATTACGCAGGGCACCGAGGAGCACGTCGTTACCAGCGAACTCAGGGTTGTTTGCCACAGCCTTGAGGCTGCGCACCAACGGTTCGCCTTCCAGTGGCTTGATACCCACCGAGCGCAGAGCGTTGGCAGCATCCTGTGCAAACCGGGCACCTTCACCCAGATCGAGGGAGGCGCTGGCGGCTTTGTTAGACCAGTCGTTAAATGCCCGTTCAGCCAGTTCGCCCGAATAGGTGTACTTGGACAAGCCAACTGGCAGACCTTTTTTGATCAGGCTGAGTCGGGCGTTGGCGGCAGCAATGTCGCCCAGTTCCATGAGGCGGCGAACCTCTTGCACCTTGGCAGCAGCCTGCTCACCGAGTTCGGCAGACAGACCTTCCAGACGGGCAACTTCTTTGCCGAGGTTGGCGCGGTCAAGTGCAGCCTCGCGCATCGGCGTAGTGACAGTACGGGCTGCTTCTTTCGCAGTCTCCGTGGTGGCACGAGTCTCCGCTGCCGTGGTGCCGCCTGCCAGCTTCGACAGGGCGTTAAGCGACACTTCACCTTGGGACTTCTCCAGCGCAGCCAAGAAGCGCGGATCGCGCTTGGTGGCGCGGTCGATCAGTGCCTGCCATGTCGGGCTGTTGATGTCCGCAGTTGCTTGCGCCGCGCTGACGTTCTTGCCTTGGCTGGCGCGAAGCATATTCAGGGCTTCTGCCAGATCAGGGCCGAGGGCGTTGCGGGCAATATCAGCAGCCTTGTTCTTGGGCATCTGGCGCAAGTCGGCCAGCTTACCCAGACCCTTCTGGATGATTGGGCCAGCCACGCGACCCGCTGTTTCAAAGGTTGCACCTTCGACCACGTTGCGCACCGGCTCGATTACCTGTGCAGCACCTTGGCGCGGAGCCTTGCCGCCAAGATACACGTCGGCCAGTTCAAGGGCTTCCTTGGCGATGCCATAGCCCAAACCAGCGCCACCGACCATGCCCGCAGGACCAAGTGGGGTGCCAATCAGTGCACCACCGGCAGCACCCAGTGCCTCAACCGTCGGGGCCACGAGTTCGCGCACCCGGGGGTACAGACCCGACTCTTGCCGAACACCGGGAATACCCTCGGGTGCGGCAGTGCGCGGGCGCAAAGACTCTGGCAGTTGAGGTGCTGCGACTGCGGGGACGCCGAACTTCACCCGAATGGCTTCCTGCGTGGCAGGGTTTGCATTGGCGAAGTTGGGGTCTTGTGCCGAGAACTTGTCAAAGATAGCCCGCTTGGTTGCCTCATTGGCATTGACATAGTTCGGGTCGGTAAGGATCGAGGCCAGATTTGCCATGTGACTTCCTTACTTCTTGAGCAGCGGGTTGTTCATGTCCACGCCGCCAGCGGGAGCAGCACTTGGAGTACCACCGGAGCGGCCAGCGCGTTTCTGAGCGTTCTCGACACCCTTGCGAATCACGTCTTGCAGGTCCATTGCGGCGCGGATGAACTCTTTCTCGTCGGTCGAGGTAGACATCCGGTTAATGGCGTCGGTAGCCTTTGCACCTTCTTTTTCCGTGATCGCTCCACCACCTTTGAGCGACTCAAAGGCTTCGAGGAACGAGGCACCCTTAATCTGGTCGAAACGAGACATGAAGCCCGCAGCGTCCGTGCCCGGGATGAATCGTGCGCCGGGAAGCCAAGTGGCACCCACGGCACCTTGGAAGCCGGGGTGAGGTTTCTCGCCCTTGAGCAGTTGGCCGGTTTTGGAGTCACGCTTGCCAATCAACTCGTCGATCAGGCGCACACCCTCCTCGGCACGGCTGATGACCTTGGGCAACGCTTGCTGGGCCGTGACATCACCTTTGGCGATTGCTTCACCCACAGCCTTTGCGCCAGCCATGCGCTGCTGGAACGCAGGGTCAGCATCCCGACGTGCGTTTTCTTCCAACACGGCAACACGGCGACCTTCCAAACCGATGCGCTGGCCTTCTTGCTTGATACGAGTAGCCTCGTTTTCCAGACGCTTCTCCTCGCCCGGAGCCATTGTTTTTTGCTGAGTGCCGACGGTGGTGAGTTCGCCAGTGATCGGCGCAAAGGTACGCGACACGACCTGACCACCAATGTCCGTGGTGGACAGTTGCGGCTTGTTCAGTTCCATGAACTTCTCGGTGCCCAGCTTCGACTCGTTGATCAGTCGAGCAAGACCACCGGGGGTCTGGATTAGTTGGGCGATGCGGCCACGGGACTGTTCAGCCGTCACACCACGAGCAGCCAATGCAGGCCCGATGATCGGGTCTTTATGGTTCGCCTCATGCCATGCGATATACGCCTCGGCAGCACCGGGAGCGTTGGGGTCCAGCGTTTCAAGAAACCCGCGAGAACGCTTGAGCGCGGCGTCCAGAATCTCACCCTCGGTCTTGGTTTGAGTCAGACGTTGACCTGCAATCTCACCCTCAGTCTTCTGCTGGGTCAGACGCTGAGTCTTCAGTTCGCCCAGTTTCTTCTCAATGTCGGGCAGCTTGGAACCATAGCCACCGGTCGCCAGCGATTGACGCAAGCGATTGATGTCCACGTCCCCGGTCTGCGGGTTGTAGGCTTCGCGGTATGCTGCGTTCAGGGCGTTGGTGGCTTCTTGCTCACGCTCGGCCTGACGCATCTGCAACTGGGCCAGCGCATTCTGCTGCTGCGCACCTTGAATTGCGGCAACTTTGCCGTACTGAGCCAGTGGGTCTGCAAGTTCGATCCCTCGAACACCCATTGCGATTGCGGGATTGACAGCCATGTGTGCTCCTTAGAAACGACCGCCGCCCAACGAGTAATCCGGTGTAAACGAATAACTTGCCGAGGGGGTGTAACCAACAGGGGCCGCAGCCGTTGGTGGACGAAGTGCGTTCATCATGTTTTGACCCTGCGAGTAGTTCAGGTAGGTGCCTAAGCCTTGGGTCAGTGCGTTGGCACCACCCACATAACCCGATGCACGAGCAGCAGCACCGCTGGTAAGGGTTTCCCCTACGTTTGCGGCAGTGCGCATACCGGCCTCGCCGATTTGTTGAGCGGTCGTTTGACCGACACCGGCCAGAGATTGCAAAGGTTGCAACCGCGCCGCCCGCTCGGTCTGATATCGGTTGAATGCGTTGGAGTATTCTTGCGATCCAAGGTCTTGCCCGAATCGCTGGATGCCTTTGAGCATACCGCCAGACAGCAGGCCACCACGGGCCGCAGCAGATCGCTCCAGCGCCTTCATGCCTTCAGACATGCGGAAACCATACCCCGGGTCAGCTTGGAACTGCTGCATCCCGAACGGGGTGTACTCTGTTGCCAGAGGCACCAACTTGTTGAGGGCAACCTCGCCAGCTTGACGCCACGGTTCAGAAAGCTGAACTTGGCGCTCAAACATGCGCTCCTGCCCCTCGGCAGAGCGATCAGCAGCCGCAGCTTGCGTACTGGCTGCACTTCTGGCGGAACTCGCCCCAATGAGAGAACTGCCGACAACGGCACCAGCAACCCAAAAAGTCATGGCTGCACCTCGATTTCTTTGTGTTTGACCTGATTACCGAGACTGTACATCGAATCGGGTTCTACCTCAACCAGTTCGGCCTCGGCTTCCTCGACAGATTTTGCCTCGATGGCGTGGAATGTCATGCAAAGCGCGTCAGTTACTGCGTATACCGCCCGCTTTGTCCCGGGTTTACTTTGAAACAAGTGAGGCCCGGTGACCTCTTGTACATTCCCCTCGCCGTCCGTGATTGCCACGGTTCCAGACACGATGAGATAGAAGTGTTCCTTCTTGTGGATTGCTCCAACCACCAGCACTCCGGCATGACGAAACACTTCGCGGCAATACATCCCGCCGTGAAAATAGTGTTTGGTCTGGGGTTCGTATTGCGGCAGCTTGGACAACTCCTGCTGCAATGTTTCCACCTTTTGCCGCATCATTTGCGGCGGTGCAACATCAAACCCTTTGCCGTAAGTTATTTGCATCAGGTGATCTCCCGCCCGCTGACGCGCATGTTGATGGCGCTGGCAGCACTGGCAATAGTTGAAATGAATGATGCGGTGGGCATGATCTGTCCGACCAACTCGGGGAATGTGTACACCTCAGAAGCCGCCAAACTCTTGGTCTTGGTGATCAAGTTGTTGTTGCCCGGTGTGTCCGAGCCTGTGACCAAGTTGACACTGATGGTGGCCGTGCTGCCGCTGATGTTTGTCGCGGTGAACTTGTCGATGATGGTGGCCGAAGCATTCGTCGGGACGATGTACTGCGTGGTCTGAGTGTCCTCGACCAGTTTGGCAGGTACCAGATTTCGTGCTGTGACGGTCATGTCATTTCCTTAAACGATTGCCCACGACGAGCCAGACGGCACAGTGACCGTGACGCCAGACGCCACAGTAATTCGACCCGCAGACATCGCATTGTTGCCCGACGTAATCGAATAATTGGCCGAGATCGTGGCGCTATTTTCCCACAGTCCTTGCGAGGTGATGTTACTGCCACCGCCCGCAGCCGCCGCCCACTTGACGCCAGTAGCAGCAGTCGAGTCGGCAGTCAGCACATACGTGTCAAGCCCGACGGCCAATCGAACATTGTTGGTGCCGTTGTCAACGATCAAGTCGCCTTTTGTGGTCGTCGGGGCCAGTGCATCAAACGCAGCGGTTTGAGTCGTCTGACCCGTGCCACCGTTGGCAATCGCCACGACACCGGTCACGTTGGCTGCGGTACCCGTGGTGTTCTGGTTGAGTGTTGGGATGTCCGCAGCCACGATGGCCCGGAACGTAGGCGCACCTGTTGATCCGTTGGGAGCAGCCAAGAACCAGTTCGCCGTCTTGCTGGCGTAAGGGTTCTGGGTGTCGCCGTACCCCGAAGCCAAGCTGATTGCAGGGGTCGTGCCGCCCGAGGAAACCACTGGCGACGTGCCCGTGACACTCGTGACCGTGCCATTACCCGTACCCGCACCGATGGCCGTGCGGAACGCTGATGCTGTCAGCGCAGAGATCGTGTTGTCAGCATTGAACCGGGGGAACGTGACCGCGCTGGGGTTGGTCAGCGTGAACATGTTCTGGCCGACCGTGGTGCCACCCAACGAGGTGCGACCCGTCGATGCGACCAAGTTGGTCGCCCCACCGTCCCACTGCAACCGCTCCGAAAAGGCGGTGTTCCAGTTGGACTGACTGGCGTCTGTCGGGATCGAGTAGCCTGCCGTGTAGGACACTGCCAGCGTACCCGAGGTGGTGATGGGAGAGCCGCTGATTGACAATCCTGTGGGAACAGTCATAGCCACCGAAGTGACCGTACCACCTGACGAGGGGCTGGTGTTGGCAATCGTCAGTGTTCCGTCAGCAGCAGGTGTCACCGAGATGCCCGTGCCAGCGGTCAGCGCGGTATTTTTCCAATAAGCATCCGCGCCGTCGTAGGTCAGGATTTGACCGTTGCTCGGCGAGGTGATCTGCGCGTTGGAGTCGGTGCCGCCCAATGTTGAACCGGGGTTGATGCGGAGCAAAATCGTACCGCCTCCAGCAGACCCACCTTTGACAACCGCAGCCATCTGCACCTTGACGTTCGGCGCGGAGGGTTTGACGTTTGTCAGACCACCTGTGACTGCTGGGTTGTACCAGAGAATGTCGCCGTCGGCGTAGCCCGAGGTGTTGACGTTACGCAGTGTGCCAAACGTCTGCACCAAGCCAAAATCATTGTGAGCAATCGCCTCTGCGGCAATACCCATAATGTATGTTCCATCGGTGATGCCGGTGGCCGGGGCACCCGTGGGTACGCCGCTGGCACCCACAGCGCCCGTGAACATGACCACCTCGCCCTTGGCGATGGCGGCGCTCGCTTTGCAGTAAAAGAACTGATCTTCACCGATGTGCTGGGTGACGTTGCCGCCCGCCATGCCCAGCCCGAGTGTGTTGTTGCCATCCCAGCCCAGTTGGCCTGCGGTTAAAGGCGTAGCGTATGCGGTGTCGAACTGCACAAAATCAGGCGACGAGATGCCGCCAGTCACCCCTGACATACTGGTGATGTCGGAGTTCGCACCCTTGAGCGCAAACGGTGCACCTGCGGCCGTGGTCGATCCTGTGCCGCCATTGGCGACATTGAGCGTACCGCCCAAAACAATATCGCCGGTGGTTGTGATTGGGCCACCCGTGGTGGTCAGCCCAGTCGTACCGCCTGTCACGTTGACAGACGTAACCGTACCAGACCCGCCACCACCACCGCCTCCAGCGTCAGGCTGGGGAGGAGGGCCAATTTGCAGGTCGTCTAGGGACGTTTGGTTACCACCGTTGCCCGCAAGGTTGAACAGGTTTAGGAAAAACCGGTACCACTCGCGTGACACCATCCCCGTGCGCGGATCAATGATCTCGACACGATTGGACGGTATGTTGGTGATGTTTGGTTCGTTAGGCATTGGTCGGCGACACAATCAGTTCGGCGTCCATGATAGCGAGTTTGACCGGATCAGTACCCGAAATCTCATACACCCGGTCGCGCAGTTTGAGCGTCATGCCCAAACGTCTCCAGATCACACGACGGTAGTATTCGCCAATCTTGCCCACGGAAGTCCAGTGTTCATTGGACCAAGTGTGACCACCATCATCCGACCAGCGCAGCATCATCTGCGGATCGCTACCCTGACCCGTGTTCGTACCCATACCCGCCTCGCAGTCGATCTGCAAGCTGTGCTGGGCGGTTCGTTTGAGGTTGTTGGTATTCGGAGGCAACGCTCTCCACGAGCGCAACCACTTCTGAATCTGACCGTTGTCGGAGTATTCGTTCAGATCAAACGCATAGATGTTGCCGTTTTCAAAGTCGCCGACAACGATCTGGTCGTCGTAGACAGCTTGGCAGTTGGAGCGATGACGCACAAAGTCGCCGTTGGACCAACCTGCCCGCTCATGCCAAGATTGCGTTGCCACGTCATAGACCCAAGTGGTCTGCGCACTCGGGAAAATCAGCACGTAGAAGGCGTGACCGTCTTGCTGATACGTGTAGCCAATCGCATCGGACAAGTTGCCGTATTGCTGAATCTGCCACTCGACAGCATGGGTCGAGATGCGCTGACCGGTGTAGCCATTGGCGCGGTACACAATGCCTCGACCCCGGGCGTCCGACCCCAGCCAGAAGATGCCGTTGTCGAGTTTGGCGACGGAGTAAGCGGCTGCACATCCGATCTCGTTGAATGCGCCTTGAATGCGTTGCAGCGGAAAATCAGGCAGTCCAGCGTTGTACCAAACCTCGATAGAGTTGGTGCCAAAAAGCCACGCCTCGCGGTGGTCCACGATCAACGACACCAACCCGTCCGGGTTGCCTTCGGCGGTGGCAAAGTCAAGCGGGTCAACCGACAGACCGTCGAGCAACTGGGTGACCCACACCCGGCCGCTGTTCGGCTCGTTGAAAACAAAGTAACCGTCCAGAAAGCCTACCGTCACAGCGCCGGGAAAGTCCGGGTCAGTGATTTGAGCAAACACTTCTGTGGTGGCGTTGTAGATGAACCCGTCAGGGTTGCAGGCAATGAAAATCTGGGTGCCGTTGTCCGACATAGACACCGGTCCAGTGCCAGTCACGGTACCCAACGGCTTGACGCGCCAGCGGGTCGTGTTGCCGATGACGTTGAGTCGGTAGAGCGTGTCGCCAGAGACAGCGTACAGGTATTCCTTGAGCACCCACAGCCCGCGAATCGGTCCGTTGCCAGCAGCAACCAGTCGTTTCAAACCCGGGCAACGCGACAAGAATGCTGCGGTTTTTCCACCCTCGGGTACAAGTTCCGGGTACATGTTGACCATGCGGTTGTCGGCAGCATTGACGCTGCGGGCCACATAGCTGCTGCCAAGGATCGGGGTCTTCATCAGAAGTTCCCTGCGTAGATGTTGAACCGCTGCTTGTTCGCCACGATGCCGTAGGGCAGGCTCATGATGTCGTTCGGGTTGTTGATCCG